TGTTGACGGAGTAACCCTTCTCCAAGCGCTCCTAATCCTTTAGACCAGTTAGGCATTTGCTCCTCCTATTTCTGGCAAGACAGGCATCCCCATCTTACTTACCATTTCTTCTTCTGGATAGCCTCCACTTAAAGCGTTGGACGCCATCTTCATTAGTCCTTGTGGGTTCATCTGCGGGTCACCCATGTTCCCATACTTCTCTACCGCACCGATCAAGGCTTCACCCTGATCCGCTTGTTGCTGTTGCTCGCCACCAGTCTTGTAAAGACCCTCATGTGAGGCGACCTCGAATAACTCATTAACCACCTCGGCTCCAATGCCAAAAAGAATATCTCTAGAGACTGGGTTCTGCGCAGCATCAGCCGCCTTCACTTCCTTGTTGACCATGCGACCTGCCATGTCACCAATCGTTTCTGGAAGATTATCCTGACCTTTCTTTAACTTCCCTACGATGGTGTTGTAACCCTCATCCCAAATGAAATCCTTTAGGGTGCCGAGGAAGATATCAATCTGGTTCTCTTCTTCAGGCGTGGGTTCAGGAAGGTTGTCAACCAACTCAGGCTCCACTGGCATCGACTCTGTATTGAGGAAAGCACCCGGAGATTCGTCTGGTATAGTTCTGCCGGGTGGGATAGGTCTAGGTCTCTGGCTAGGCTTTTCAGATAGCGTCATTGTCTCTTCGATAATTTCTTCTACCATTACGCTAGCCTCCTATTGGCCGCTTGAGTGATTAAGCCGGGTGATCTAGATAGATAAGGAGAGGCTCCCCTAGATTGAGCCACTTGAGTCTGAGTAGGTCCAGACATTAGATTGGCCTGTTGCCTTCCAAAGGTCGGTTCGGCTGGCCGTTGCAGACCGATATCTGTTTCATACTTGGCAAGAGGATCTGACATCGGTCGTATCTCACCAGCTTCACGCATTCTCTCCCAATCTTCGCGTTCTTTTTTCCACTTCTTTTCCGATATTTCCGCCTCTGTGGGCTCCATCAATCCAGCCGCAACCTGTACACCAGTGCTGAAGAGATTCATCTTGGTCATGTAGGCGAGTGCATCTCCCATTGACATGCCCTGAGAGACGGTATCCATGTACTGTCTTCTAAGAACCGCGTCAGATGGAAAGTCTCCAGAGCCTTCAAACCCTTCTAGTTCACCAGCCTTGTAGTCTGCAAAAGACATTTGAGGCCCCATAGAGGGCATGAAGAATCCCTTGGCCGCAGTTCCAATGGTTGACAGACCCTTCATGAAGTTTGCAGCCCCAAAGTCAAACGCCCCAGTTGCGCTGGTGAACGCACCAGTCATACCTCCCGCGCCAAGCATGGCTACTCCAGCCCATATGGCAGCCGCAAGCACAACTTTGGGAAGGACCTTACGGACAAATTTCTTTATGCCTCTGCCTACTTTCTTTACGGCTCTTCCGATTGATTTTACAATACCGCCCATAGTCTACTCCTGTGGGACAACGAATGTGTCTCCAATTCGTACAGCCCCCATTCTTTCATAAAGTCTTTTAGTTCTGTCGGCATCGCCAATACCAGATGTAATGCCCACCATGATTTCTTTTACTCCGGGATTATCTTTAGCCCAACTGATAAACCTACGCATCAACTTAGCGCCCCATCCCGTACCTGTCTCTGTAACATAGAAGAATAAATCCGTGGCTTGTTTCCTTCTTGAATACCACAGTTGATGGGTAACCCCTATCAATGTTCCTTCTATCTGCCCATCCAATTCAACTACCAGAACAAAATGTTCGGCAGATAAAATACATATCTGCACATTCTTTCTTATCGTTTGAGGATCTAACTTAACAAACTGGGATACGGATCTGCTATGCGCCTCCTTAACAAGATCCATTATTCCAGAGATATCCTTATTCTCCGCTTTTCTTATCACCCTATATTTTTGAGCAACTCCATGTATTCATCCCAATAATCTGGTTTAGCCTTATCTGCGGCCATGATATCCGCGAGACCAGCAACCTTCTGCTGCGCTAACGCAGAATCCTCTTTCATTAGGCCTAATTTGTAAGCCGCTGCGTTGTCTATATCTTTAAGCATCTTACTAAACACATAGTCATTTGCCTGTTTCCTTTCAGCATTTGTCCATTCTGTATTTTTATTCATATTGGCTATAAGGTTATCAATTTCTGCTTTAGCGATGGGCATAGCCACATCAAGTATAGACCTTTCCACTTCTCCAAATGCTAGGGAACTGTTAACAATTCCTCGTTTAGCCATCCTCTGCATAGCGGCAGTCCCCGCCGCTTTAAATAATGGGCTATTCTTATCAAGCAAACCTGCTATAGCATTACTTAAATCCATATCATCAGTGAGGGTGGATAAGGCAAATGGTTGTAGCTCCATATTTACAACTCCACCTCCACCAGATGGAGATCCCGCATCTACATCAACACCTCCCCCACTGGGTTTAAAATATGTCCCATAACCGGGTTTAGTAATCTCCTGACCACCGTCCACACTCTTTACTGTCCAGTCAGATGGGTAGCCATGTATATCTACATCAGGAATTCCAACCTCTGGGCCACTGACGTCTCCATATGTATCAGTGAATCCGCTAGCGCCGGAAGTGGCTAACTCAGCATAAGTTTTTCCAGCCGATCCCTTAGAGCGATCACCGACAGATCTATTCAATCCATATTCCCCAGAATGTATACTATGGCCTCTATCTCCGGCAGACTGACCTATATCATACAAAGTGCTTTGCCATTTTCTAGCATCACCCCCTGCTTCAGCAATATCGGCCTCAAACCTAGCGCGCTGATCTTCCGGAACATAGTCTAGCGGAATAGTTGTGCCTTCAAAAAATCCGTTTACTGCCATACTTATCTCCTAACGCCAAGTGGCGTGAAATCCACGATTGCCCCTTGGAGCGTAATCGGCTTATCATAAATTGAACTGTTTGCGATAATTAATCCCATGTTGGTTCCTATCCCATTTATCTTCACTCGTTGAGAAGCGAGAACTGTTATACCGGTACTGCTGTTACTTATATCTGATTGATTCCATTGATCTGCTGTTACAGATACAGAGTAATCGCTTGAGACGGGAGAAGATGGAGGTGTAAACGTACCACCAAAATCATAATCAGGTGTAACTGTCAGCGTGGTTGATGTGTCTGCGTTAATCTCAAGGTTTAGCTCTCTAAATCTCTTCCTAGAACCCGGAGAGTCGTAATGATAATACGCGCTTCTCACAAATGATCCAACTGTATCCCCATCAAAACTCGTGCCAGAATCAAACTTCCTAACATAGCCGTCATCAAAGCCCCCATACAATACTTCAAATCCGTTAGCATCTTCAGCGGAAGCCGTACATTTAACTTGATGCGCCAAAGTGAAAGGCATCAATCCCTGATTCTTTTTATTGATGAACGTCATTTCAACGCCAGTCTTATCATCAAAAAATAAACGGTATTGATTCTTCCCTCTAACTCTTAATGACCCGACCGTGCTATTCTTCTTGCTTTGTATGTAAGGGTCAATTTTATCAGATGCTACAGCAGACTGGAAGTCGCCAAAGTACTGAACCGTAAAGATAGAAGTTATTCCACGATCATCTAGAAAGAATGTCTGATCCATCTTCTGCAAGGTGTAAGGTATCGCGCCCGCACCCGCATGAAACTTCCTCAGTTCCCAGTCAGCGGCAGAGGTTCCATATAACATGTAAGCGTCGTTCCTAGTAAAGACCGACATTACGTTATTAACCTCTGTAGAGAATCCACTTACATCATCACCGATGGCAAGTTCTGCTGCACCCGTCACAGCATTCCACACATTGGGCGTCACAATACTAGAGTGCTGTATGGACCCATTAGGGTAGGATAAAAATAAATGTTTCTGATGGGCAGATATGTGTTCTGGAGTATCTGTTTCCATTCCTGTTTGATATTTAATAAACGTGGTGCCGTCCCAAGAGAATGCATTATCTACTGTATTTACCCCATACATGGTAAAACCAGTCGTCTCACCTCGAAAGTTATAATTTGTAAACTCATAAGTTCCGCCCGGTTGGATGTCTTGCGCGTACTGCGTTCCATCTGCTACCGCAACTTTGATATTGCTGGGTTGACTGCTACCATTTACGGTGGCATGATCTACCCCATTAATATTAATGGCTTCACTAGCCGTCCAAGTTCCAGTATTATTTTTAACAGATATATACCCAGCCGCATCACCATCACCAATAGTTCCGCTTGAAATAGTTACGCTAGTAACTACGGCAGTCTTTCCAGAGGACGCCCCAACTATAGTATCCCCCTCTGATATTTCTATTGACCCAGAGTTATATGCCAGCAACGGCATATTAAGGTCTTCATTATCGGAGAATGTTCCAGTAATATTGGTAAGAACCATCGCACCTGCGGCACCAGTTGTCCACTCTCCATAATACGTGATGCCCATCAGGTCTCCTTCGGCACCACTGCTATCCCCTTTAATAGTTGTGGCTGTTCCAGTATCGCCGGGGATAGGTTCTCCGCTTGCGGTGGTACCATCAAAGTTTAGCGCGGTTCCAAGATCAATTTCCTCCCATCCTGTTGCGGTGCTCTTATGCATTCCAGCAGTAGCGCCACCGCTCTTATTTCTAAAGGCGTATACATCTCCATTAAAAACCCACACACCCATTACGTCCCCCTCTCCGGGGACAATATTAATAATGCTTCTTTGATCCTCAATCGCTGCCTGAAGTTCAGATACAAGTGATGCGTCTACTTCGGCATCTCTTAATACTGGAGGACCATATGAAAGACCCGTGGCAAGAATGCCCATTAACCAACCCTAAAGACCGACATCTGTCCGTAGTGCATTTGGAAATTCTCAGAATTACTTGCATGACCATTCTTAACTTGAGCAAGAACATCTGTGTAAGTAGTATGGCCCGTGGTATCAATAATTCCAGAAGCAGACACCATGTTCTCTAAAGTAGCAACCACCCTTTGAACAGCCGCATCAAACCCCGGATACACAACTGAACCTCCAGTATCCTGAGTCGCAATTCTGAATGTCCATATTACAGTGTCCGTGCCAGTCTGAGCAAAACTTACACCCAGATTAACCATAAAGAACCCCTTGTCGTATATCCTGATTCTGTCGTTAGCAAAATCAGCGTCGGTTCCTACAGTTGTTGCAGACACAGTTCCAGTATCATCAGGACCATTAGCCCCAACTGAATCAGCATTCCAATCTATTGTTGCGGTTGCTAACGATGCAACCGCTTGACTGGCTGGTGTTCCCGCTGGGGAATATATAGTTCCATATCCGCCCATGCCTGACTCTGTAAATTGCCTGACCATCTGAGCAGTAATGGCGCCAGTAGTATTATTAGCAAAACTGGTGCCCGTCAGAACTGATCTTTCCTTTCTTAACGCTGTTGGTGTTCCCATTAGCCATACTCCACATTGAATGCGCTTCCAAAAGCGCTATCTTTATTTAGAAAAAACATAGTCTCTCCATCCTCCAGTGTTCCTGAGACCACAGTAAAATATACATATCCTTCCGCATCCGAATTAGAGAAAGAGCCCGCCTCATCATCTCCTGTTACATCCTCAATACTCACTTGCAATATTGAACCTATAGCCCCACTCGTCTCTCCTTTTACCAAGTCTCCTTGGGAAGGAATTTGCATATCAAATGCAGTGCTGAAAGCGCTGTCAAATACAGAATCTCTAGCAGTGCCAACAGTAAAAGGAATCCTGTAATAGGTAATCTCTGAAGGTAGAGTCTGACCATCAAATCTTTCATACCCATCTATTCTTCTATAGCGCCCACGAATATCAATTTCAAAATTATTAGAAGCAACTAACTCACCCGGCTGCAAAGCCAAGGAGGGATCTACCATATTTACTCCACCCTCAAAGGGGAAGTAAGTAGATTGCAACCTGCTAGGCTTAATATCTCTGTTTCTTAACTTACTCATTCTGGACGCACCACAAAATTGAATAAGTCTTGAGCGGTAGCCATTCTTCTATTCTTCTGCGAAGGTAGTTGATCTGCTTCTAACTTATCCAATAAATCCTCAAACTCCGCTAACGCGCCAGCCATAATTTCTGGAGCATCTTCATTCTCTGCATAATACATCTTGGCTCGGGCTATAATTATCTTCTGAAACCTCGGGGGTATAGC